AGAAAGAGAAGGTCAATACCGTACTGGCTATTGACCCGGCTTCTCACTCACTAGCTTGGTGCATCATGCAAAGAATTGACGGTGAGTTAGTTATTGTTAAGTCAGACAAGCTTTCCTTCATGAAGAATTCTACGATTGAAGACAAGTTCAGTCAAATTAAGTTTGGGATCACAAGTATCTGTGATTTATACAAGCCCGATGTCTGCGTCATTGAGCAGTCTGTTTATATTCAGAACTTTCAGACAAGCCGTTTACTTTCTTACATCATTGGCTTCACTTGGGGAATGGCATCCTTCACCTGTAAAAGAGTGATGGATGTCAGTCCTCTCGTATGGAGAAGCGGTGTTGGATATAAAAATCTAACAGGTAAAGATAAAGATGCCTTAAAAGAAAACGGGCAAAAAAAGAATATTGAACTTAAAAAGAAAGAAGAAAGAAAACGCAGAGTCCGTGTTATAATTGAAGAATATTTCAACGATGATGACCTTGACCTCGGTGACGATGACATTGTTGACGCTGTTGGAATAGCTATTTGGTATTGGAAAGTGGTTAACCCGGATGACTGATGTTTATAAAGACAAAGCTTGGTTGTACGAACACTATGTTCAAAAACGAATGAACTTAACAGATATTTGCAAGGTTTTAAAACAATCTTATAATATCGAAGTAACACCGCAAGCAGTTTATAACTGGTGCAAAAAATATGACCTCCTCAGATTTCGAGGCAAAGGTCGCAATCTTTCTTCAACAACATTGCGGAGACCAAAATCTCCTTTGCAAGAACAAGTTGAGAAAAGAAGAAGAGAACAACAAAAAGCTAACAAGCTTAGAAAGAAAGGTATGGGGCGATGAAAAGAAGCGTCACTATTAAAGATATTGTCAATTTTGCTAGATTGGATATGATCTATAACCAAATTCGCATTATTGAGGCTAAACAGAATGAAACACCGTCAAAGTGTCTTGGTTCAGGGAAGTGTTGCAAGATTGGTCTTGTCATTCCCATGTTTGAATGTGCAAACATTGCTTACAACCTTACTCAGCAATACTACTTAACTCTTGAAGACAAGGGTGAAAGCGCTGCTAAAGAGTGGATGGCTGATGTCGTGAACTCTCTTAAACAAGCGATGTATGACGAAACATGGAAGTCCGGTGGAGAATCTGAAAAGCATTGTGCTTTCTACAAAGGGGGCTGCACAGTCTATGGGTTTAGACCGTTCGTGTGTCGTTCTTTCGGGACAATAACACCTGTTGATGATTTCTGTCCACGAGAAAGAAATGCTTATGGAAATATTGATTTCTATGCGGGGAAGCCTGTGCAGAAAATTGTTAAGGAATTTCAAGACATTATCAGAGAGTATGCATCAGACAAGCATGAAAACTACGATATGACCTTGTACATGCCTCTGGGAGTCCTTAGCTTCTTGCTTCAACCAGAAGAACTTACCGAACTAGCCAAAGACACCGACCCAAGATTCTGGATTGGTACATCTGGTTGGTACAACTATCGTGTTGAGTTTACAAAACAACATGGATATTCTATTGAAGAATTAGAAGCTGCTGCTGGTGAGGGCGGTAAGCAACTTGCATTTGACCCAGAGGCTTAAATAAAAATGGAGCTTGTATGGAATGGCACAAGTGTTGCCCAAGTCCGTAATGAAGGTTACAAGGTAGCCGAGGATGAAATCTACAATCGTCTAATCCTAATGGGTGTTGAGATAGATCGTGATTGCATCATGCCATCAGATCTCAAGCCTATGGCAGAGGTTGGTATTGGTATTCAATATCAATCAGAATGTTATGACCATGTAGGTTACGATGTTTTAATTAATAATCGACTCCCTCTTGATTACGCAATGTGTAGTGGATACAATGTTGGCTTTTCATACTGGGAAACAACACGCTTGCCCGAAGACTGGGTAAGGCGTATGAATATGATGGATGAAATCTGGACAACATCATCATGGGCTAAAGATGTATTTATAAGTTCCGGAGTTAGTGTTCCCACTTATAATTTTGATCTCGGAGTTGATTCAAGATACTTCTTTCCTGTGAAGAGGACTCTTAAATCTCAACCGTTTACCTTCCTTAGCATCGGTTCTCCATCTACCAGAAAGAACAGTCAGCTCGCTGTTGATGCGTTTGTAAAGCTCTTTGGGGATGATGACAGATACAAGCTTCTTTATAAGAGCGTGGACTCTCCTGACGCACGATTGTGGAACGGTAGAGGTGAGCCTTCTGCTATCAGTAATCATCCGAATATTGAAATCATTGAAGATGATGTTTCAATTGAGGAACTGGCTTCAATTTATGATCGTGCAGACTGCCTCATCTACCCCACGAGCGGTGAGGGTTGGGGAATGCTGCCTTTCCAAGCTATCGCAAAAGGTATTCCAACCATCTGCACCAACGCTACAGCCTGCACTGAGTATGCCAGTATGTCTGTGCCTCTTGATTTTAAATGGGGAACAAACAAGATGTCCGGCATCTATGGTGAGTGTGGTGAATGGGCAGAGCCAAATTTTGATGATTTATGTGATAAAATGTTATATGTAATTAATAATTATGATGAAGTTTCTAACTTTACATATAACAATGCAGTTATCAATCAAGATAGATGGTCTTGGGATACTGTTGCGAAAGGCTATTACGACAGATTATGTCAGATATTGAACCAATAAAAGAAAAGACTTTATTCGATAAGATTAAAGATGTTGAAGATGCGGGGTTGATGCATGTCAAAGGTTATTCAAACCACGAGATAGCCTCGTTGATGTCAATCAAACCAGCAGAAGTCAAGGGATATATTGAAGAATACAAGAAGATTCTCAATAGAAAAGCTGACGATGACCCCTACTTCCTAGAGCGTGTCCAGTTTAATACAATCAAAGCTCTTAAAGAGTTTGATGAGTTAAGCAAGGAAGCTTGGGAGACAATCAATATTGCAACAGATCATGGGATGGTTGCAGCAAGAATCCAAGCTATAAAGCTTGCCGGAGAGCTTGCGACAAAGAAAGCTCAGCTTCATAAGCTCATGGGCGGTAATAACTCTGACGCTGAATACATCGGTAGAATGCAAAAAGCTGAGAATGTTAACCAGATTCTCTCTAGAGTCCTCCGGGATGTTATTGCAAAGTTCCCCGAAGTAGCCGAAGAGGTTCGTAAAGAACTCGCCATTGCGTTTGAAATAATGGATGAACCAAAAGAAGATGAAGTAATTGATGTTGAATCCCATGAACAATAAAAACACTCATACAAAGAGACCTTTTTTTGACCCATTACGGCTCATAATTAGAGACCTTTTTTTGGGGCTTTACCAATATCGTCATAATTTGAGAATGGCTTTTTTGCCATTACGGGGGGTTTTTTGTGTCTGATTATCTCGGCATCAACTTAAACTATGATGATTTCGATAAGTTACTTAAACAAGATGAGCTTGTTGAAACACCGGTATCAATTGAAACTTTCGTAACAGATAAGAAATATCTGGGATTACCTAGTCTATCACCTATTCAACTAGAAATCGTGCGCCATTCCACACAAATTTTAAAACTTCCAACACTGATAAAAATGTATGGTGAAGAAGCCGGTACTAAATGGTATGCCGATTATACAGATAACGAAGTCATTTGCATGTTAGGTAAAGGATCTGGAAAAGATCACTGTGCCAGAATATCAATGGCTTACACTGTTTATCTCTTACATTGTCTTAGAGACCCACTGAACTATTATGGTAAAGCTAGAGGTGTCTATATTGACTTGCTAAACCTTGCTGTAAACGCTCAGCAAGCTCAGAGAGTGTTCTTTGAACCATTGAAGAACTTATTACTAGGTTCACCTTATTTTAACTCTGTAGGCTTTGAGCCAAGAGTATCTGAAATCTTTTTCTTTAGTAGACCAGTAAGGTGTTTCTCTGGTCACTCTGAAAGTGAAGGATGGGAAGGTTATGAAGTAATGTCAATTATTTTGGATGAAATCTCAGCCTTTAAAACTGATGCTGAAACTAAAGGTGATCATAGATCTAAAGGTTCAGCTTCTGCTATTTATAACATGAGTAAATTATCTGTTATGTCTCGTTTCCCAGAAGTAGGTAAAGTTATTCTTCTATCCTTCCCCCGGTATAAAGGAGACTTCATTCAGCAGCGATTCTTTAACTCTAGAGAAAAGAATGAACCTAAAACTTGGTCAATTAAAGCTGCAACTTGGGAAGTAAACCCAACCATATTTAGAGAACAATTAGAGTCTGAGTATATTAGAAATCCAATTGAAGCCAGAGCCAGATTTGAATGTGAACCACCAACAATGGAAGATGCATACTTTAGAGATGCAGATTTAGTTAGAAAAGCTTTTATGTATAGCGAAAACCCTATCAATGAAGATGGTGAATTTAAAGATTGGTTTAACAATAAAGATGGTCATGTAAGATTTATTCATATTGACCTTGGACTTAAACGAGATAGATCGGCTTTATCTATGGTCCATTGTGCCGGATTTAAAGAGGTTAAAACATCAATGGGTATTGAAACACTTCCTGTTGTAAATGTTGACTTAATACATTCATGGCAAGCTAAACCGGGAGAAGAGATTAACTTTTCATCAGTAAGACAAATGATTGTTGACCTATGCAGAAAGTATGATGTTGGATTAGTTACATTTGACCGTTGGCAATCTGTTGAAATGATTCAAAGCTTAAAAGCTCAGGGTATTAATGCAAACTTCCACAGTGTCAAGAAAACTGATTATGATACCTTAATGACAACCATTTACGATACCAGACTAAGAGGTTATTGGATTGAGTTACTTGTTGAAGAAGAGCTTTTGAAGTTAAGACTATTTAATAACAATAAGATTGACCATCCCAACTCTGGGTCTAAAGACTTAGCTGATGCTCTTGCTGGTTCTGTTTTTAACTGTATTCAGAACATGGTTATGGATACGGAAGTAGATATTGAAATTATCGGTACAGATAGAGAATATGAATACGATGATGATATGCCTGAATTTGGCACAACTCACCTGTATAATGGTTCTACAAAAGAACTGTCATTGATGGATCAAAAGAGTTCCATTAGTGCAGATGATATAGAAGGATGGTTAGAAACCCTATGACAAATGAAGATACACCCAACTTCTCTCCAAGTTATGAAGAGTTGTTAAATGAATTGACCGGGATTAATTCAAGGTTAACCCTTGAGAATATTGCTCTCAAAATTACAGTAGCAAAGATGCAGGCTTTTAGTGAAGAGACTAAAACACCTCAGAAGAAGTAACGGAAACAAGTCTCTTACCCATGATTTTTGGTATTAGATCAGCTAATAAATAAATTTTAAAAAAAAGATGATTCCAAGTTGCAAGCTGGGGTTGAGGCAGATATTATTTCTATTCCAAGGGCGTAAGCCATTTAATCAGAACAAATCAAATCAACCTAATAGGAGATAAAAATGTCAACATTTAACATCAAAAAAGTAGATACCTTTCCAGAAATTACTCGCACAGGCAGAACATCAGCTGAACTTCAGATGATTATTGATGCTCTTCATTCTTCAAATAAGAACGGTGAAAACTTCTCTATTCTTAACATTGAAGAAGGCAAAAAGTTTAATACAATGCAGCAGCGTATTCGTGCTCAAGCAAAAAAGCTTGATTACAAGGTAATGATTCACTTTAGTCGTTCAGAGTCAGCTCTTTACTTTAAAGTTATCCCTGCCGGTACAAAAAAGTCTGATGCATCTGTTTCAGCTAAAGAAGTAAAGTCTGTTAAGACCAATGCAAAGACCACTGTAAAGTCAAACGCTTAATACAAAACTAATAATAAAACAAATTGTTTTTCCGCCCTCCGGGGCGGTTTTTTTGTGTATAATTGCACCTATGACTATTTTTAAAGAACAAGAAATTGAAATTACACACGAAATGATTGAGTCTTGGCACCCGCTAATCGCTATGCCTTGTTATGATCAAATGATTACCGAACCAACATTTATGTCAATGATGAGAACAGCTATGATGTTTAAAGATATTGGTTTGAAATTCTCTATCGCAACAATTTCGGACTCTCTCATTAATAGAGCTAGAAATAATATGGTAGCTAAATTCTTAGCTCACCCGGAGTTTACTCATCTTATGTTTATTGATGTTGATCTAGGTTTTCAACCAGAGGATATCCTAAAGCTTTTGTGGCACGATAAAGAGATAGTTACTGGTTCTTACCCCATTAAAGATAT